TCCCGGGTCATATTCTCCCTGCGACTGCATAGGTCAACGGGGCGAGGTCGACGAGATTCGTCGGCTCATTGCAACGGCCCGGGCGACTCTCGCCCGGGCCATGAAAGGCTAGAAAATGACCACACTTACCGACCTGCTGCTCCACGCTGAAACGTGGTGGAGCGGACCGAAAATGAAAGGCCACCGGACATCGGTGCTCCGATACGGGCGAGCAGAGCGGGCGTTTCACCTGTCGGCTCTACTGGGATTGTCCGGCGTCAAGGATCTAGACGTGGGGCGCAAATCGATACAGGAAACCTCGCCTCACTTGTTCTATGACGGGGGCGGCGTGTCCGACCTATGGCGACGGTTCGCACCGTTCGGCTGCGCGTGGGGACTCTCCCCAGAGCACGGCCCTACCGCTATCCCAACATCCGGTTTACTCCCACCAGAGAAGGCATACGACGCCGTAGCCCTCCTCGTAGGACTCCACGACGACGACGCATCACGAGCAGCGGCACCGATCATCCGACAGGTTCTACTGTCGAACTCCAAGCCACTACGGGACGCCTCGTACGGTCTGGTCGTAGCGATGTCCGACCTAGCCACCGCGACCGAATGGCCCAAGAGCCGGACCGACCGGAGACGTGCTATCCGTCTCGCCTTCCGGACCATTGTCACGGACAACGGCCCGGCCGGCATCAAGGTCGGAGCGGTCCTCGCTAGTGCTGAGGAGGCGCAAGCCTCCAAGCGTGCCAACGCCCAGAAGATACGGCGCAAGGTCGAACAAGAGAAGGCAATCAAGGCCGGAGCGGACCCCGTAGGGCAGGCAATGCTGGTCCTGTCAACGTGGATAGGTGACGGGATGCCAGAACCGCACCTGCCCACTCCCCTCCCCAAGTTAGGCAAGGGGAAAGCCGCCAAGACTGCGACCCGTCGCAACGTCTACGAATACCTCTCCAAGTTGGCACCGGCCAAACTCAAGACTCTCGACGACCTCAGCGCCACCGGCTAATGATCCTCGCCACGGTCCTAGACGGTCGCCACTTCCTCATCCTCTGGGTCTGGGTCTGTGTGACCATCGCTCTTTGGAGGTGGTGCCGCTGGAACTAATCAGGTAGCCCCGTCTGGTACAAGCCCTGCGCTAAGCGTGGGGCTTGTATCCGTTTTAGGGCGACAACCTCCACGACCGGAAAGGCCTAGGGAGCATGGCGGCTGTCCGGCGGCTAACCCTGCCTGCAAGCGGTCCGGGCGGGGTGGGGATTGGTCACACGCTGCCCGGTGGCTTGTGGTGTCTACGGGGCGAGGTGTAGGCGGTGTTTCGGCGGGGCGCTGACCGGTCGGAACCGGCGGGCGGCTGTAAAGATATTATACGTTATCTTGAATGGACACCGAACACATGTTCAAGCAAGGGGGCACCCCTAGGGGGGTACCCACATTCCCGCACAAGTATGTATAGATATGGAGGGGCGTGGCGGATCAACTCTGGTGGAGTGTGACCCTTTCATGCCATGGTTGCATGGCCCCCCCTATACTCTGTTAGCCTTGTCCCGCATTTCCGCAGGTCGACATGCGGGTCACAGGTGGGACAGTCCGAGCAGGTTTGGTAGGAGGTGGTGTTGTGCCGCAGAATGGTGGTGGGCGTGGTTGGCGGTTTGATGAGGCCACGGGAGAGTACGTTATGCCCCCGAAGTGGCGGGCACTCATGGAATGGCTGTTAGAGGGTCCCGATAGGGATCCTGCGTTTCAGTATGAGTGGGCTGCTGTGAATGGGTTGCATGAGGATTCTGTGCGTCGGATGAAGCGGGATGTCCGTTTTGTGCGTGAGTGGAATCGTCGTTGCGCTGAGTTGAATATTCATCCGGAGCGTACGCAGTCGGTGATTGATTCGTTGCATCGGATGGCTGTGGATGGTAATGTGCAGGCTGCTAACTTGTATTTGCAGTACACGGATCGGTTTACGCCGAAGCAGCGGTTGATTCAGGAGGAGCCTGAGGCGTCGGATCTGTCGGATTTGGAGTTGGCGGATCAGTTGGAGGCTCAGGTGCGGCATTTGAGGGTGGTTGGCGACTAATGGCTTTGCAGAAGGATCGTAAGTGGCGTCGCGCTATGCGGTTGGCGTCTGGTGCGAATCGTCGCCGTAAGGAGCGTGCAGATTTCGGGCGGTCGGGGGTTGTCCCGTGGTCGTGGGGTACTGGTGGTAGGTTTGATCCGAGGGGGTTTTGGGAACATGGCTAAGCGTGCAGAGGGTACTATAGGGGTGCGGGGGCGTATGCGCCGTCAGGGTCCGTTGGATCGTTTCGATGAGTCTGTCGGTGAGGATGAGCGTATCGCTGCGGGGTCGTTCAATATGGATCCGGGGATGCGCGCTCCTGACGAGTTTACGGATGTGGCTTCTTCGGGGTACCGGGAGAACGCGAAGCGTGTCGCTGAGCGTGGCGGCGACAAGCAGTATGCTACTTCCGTGGAGGAGGAGGCGGCTGATGCTGAGGCTGATGAGCGGCGCAAGCAGTTGATGTTTGTGTTGGCTGCTTTGATTGGTGGCGGTGTTGGTGGCATGGGTGCCAGTAGGGCGATGGGTCCGGGTGCCCGTCCGGGTTTGGGTGTCGGTGCCCGTAATCCTACTCAGGCGGAGTGGAACGCCATGAAGATGCGCCCGGGGCGCGATCAGGCCGCAGACATGATGAGGGCCAAGGGTATAAAGCCCGGGTACACGTCTGGCGGTGGCTTCGGTGTAGCAGACCTACTGGCGTCAGGAGGGCACCTCAACCGGAGAGGACGGATAATGAATCGGATAGAGGGGGTGCTGGACGGTGGGAGAGGCGCCCGTGCTGTCGACGCAGGCGCCCTAGGTGGGATGGTGTCTCCGATAGCGTATGACATGATTCAGCGCCGTAGGAGGGGAGGAGGTTGACGAGGGTTGTGCCGGATGCCTCGTTTGCCGTGGAAGCCATCGACGTGTATGATCCGTTTCACGATGAGGAACCTTTGGAATGCGGTCTGGAAGACCCCGAAATCTGCGAGTCTTGCCAGTGAGGTGGACGATCTCGGTGTTCGTGACAGCAATGTTCTTGTCTGTGGCCTTCACGGTTTGGGGTTTGGGTCGACTGTTACAGTCGTTGTTCGATTAGATGAGCGGCCTGTCGGAACTGCAACGTGAAGCGGAGTGGCGACGCTGCGTAACGGATGAGAAGTTCTTCCTAGAGAACTACTGGCATATTGCCCATCCCGCTCGGGGCCGCATACTGTTCAACTTGCGCGGTGCGCAGTCGAACGCGTTGAACCATTGGGATGAACATAGATACAGTTTGACGTTGAAGGCCCGTCAGATCGGGTGGACCACACTCGTGTCGGCGCACCAGTTCTGGTTGGCGTTCTTTCACGATGACCAGAACATCATTGATCTGTCTCGTACGGAACGTGAGTCGGTGTTGTTGTTGCGCAAGTCGAAGTACGGGTTTCAACATCTACCAGAGTGGATGTTGGAGCGTGGACCGGATTCGCTGGTGGAGCATCAGCAGAAGATGGGGTTCAGTAACGGCAGTATGATTACGTCGATGCCTTCAGCATCGGATCCTGCCCGTGGTGAATCCGCATCGCTGGTTGTAGTTGATGAGTGGGCGTTCTTACCGAACCCTGAGGAAGCATGGGCGTCCATTGAACCAGTGGCAGATGTGGGAGGCCGAATCATTGGCCTCAGTACGGCGAATGGAAGCGGAAACTTCTTCCATGAACTTTGGGTGGGGTCTTCGACGGGCACGAACCGTTTCGCCCCAATGTTTTTTCCGTGGTCTGCGACGGAGGATCGGGACGAGTCGTGGTATCTGTCGAAGAAAGAGTCGATGTTGCCTTGGCAGTTGGCTCAGGAGTATCCGACGACGCCCGAAGAGGCGTTCATAAAGTCGGGTAACCCGGTGTTTGATTTGGATGTGTTAGAGGATATGAGGCAGTACGAGGAGGAGGGCCAGCGCGGCTACCTTTGGGAGCCGCATACGCGAGTCGTGGAGTTTCGGGCTGATGCTCACAGTTTGGCGTGAACCGGTCGCTAACCGGCCGTACTGTATCGGGGTTGACACGGCGGAGGGGTTGCTGCATGGCGACTATTCGTGTATTCAGGTCTTGGATGTGCGTTCGGGGGAGCAGGTCGCTGTCTGGCATGGGCACATTCCGCCGGACACGTTGGCGGAGGAAGTATACAGGTTGACCCTGTGGTACAACAGCGCGTTGACGTGTGTGGAGTCGAACAATCACGGGTTGACGACGATTGTTCAGTTGCGGCAGTTGGGGCATCCGAACCTGTTTCGGAAGCGGACGTTGAATACTTCGGTTACGCGGGTGTCGCTGGAGTTTGGTTGGAAGACTACGCGAACGACGAAACCGCTGTTGATAGATGACCTAGGTATGGCGCTTCGTTCGGGGGAGTTGATGATCCATGACCGGTATACGGTCGCGGAGTTGCGTACTTATGTGCGTAACGAGCGTGGTTCGATGAGCGGGTCGCCGCACGATGACAGGGTGATGGCGTTGGCGTTGGCGAATGAGATGCGCCAGTACGCTTTCATGCCGGAGTTTGTGCAGAAAGTGGACGATTATTGGACTGTGGATTGGTGGGCGCGGATGGTCAAATCGGAGGAAACACCTGATTATCAGATCGGTACGCACTCTATGCGTGGGACAGTCTGACCTTAGTGTTTAGACAACAGTGGAGGATTCATGCCAGCAGCAGGTAACTTCGTTTCGCACACCAACGGTACTCGTACCATTGATGGCGCAACGGGTACGAACAACAGGATGGAACGCGGCGGTTCCGTGGTGTCCAACCCGATTTGGGAACCGGCAGCACCAAACTCACCGAAGCAGCGGTTCAGCGACCCGAAGTACGCTAACCAGACAGGCGGCTACGGGGAGATTTCGGTGCGTGAGACGCCCCTGAATCAGCATGGTCAAACGGGTCAGGTTGAGCCGTCGAAGCCGCAGCCGGACCTGAAGGGTCACAACGCTGCACCGCACACTAAGCGCCCGTAACTGTGGCGATCCTCCCTCGGGGGGCGTCCTACAGCGAGTTCTGCGAGTATGTGACGGGGCTGCGTGGGGTGCTACCTCACGACGAACTGGATGAACTATGGGAACGCCATCAAAAACTAACTGGGATCACCTTCGCAACTGGTCGGGGCTACCGGTCCATGCTGCCCCCGGACGAGCAACATCTGAGCCGGGAGGAACGCGGCCGGAAAGCCGAACAGGAAGCGCGCTCTCAGGGACGCAACATCGAACGACTGCCAGATAAGGCGGTGTTCTAGTGGCACCAAAGTCCAAGGCGGAACGGTTTGAGGTAGTGCAGCGCAGGGTGCGTGCTTCTGCCCGTTGGCGTGACGAGATGGGTTATGACAGCCTGTGGCGTCGCATGAACGACCTGTATCGCGGTAAGCATTGGCCGAGAACTACAGCGTCACGGGAAGATATGATTTCCGTGAATCTGGCTTTCAGTACGGTGAATGTTATTGCCCCGTCGGTGTCGGTGAACCACCCGAAGGTGGTTGTTTCTGCGACGAAACCGGAGGACGAGGACCGCGCCGCATTCGTTGAGGCTGTGGTCAACTATCTGTGGCGTCACCATGACTTCAAGAAGCCTTTCCGTCGCGCTGTCAAGGATTTCTTGATCTTCGGCCATGGCTGGATAAAGACTGGGTGGAAGTTCT